TATAGATTGCATACAAGAACAGGTTTAGCTTCTGGTCCAGAACATCATATGGCTGGTGTTACTAAAGAACTTGAAGATGGTTTATCACACTATGCAGAATTTAAAGCTGTTCCCCATAGCGGCAAAGGTATAACAGCTCAAATTCTAGGTAGACATCACAACAGCAATTCTTGGCATCCAGTTGTTGAACATGGCGTCAAAGCAACTTCTGGGCCAATGAAGGGAATGAATGGTACAACTAAATTAAAATTACGTCCAACAAAAGAATCTAAACCATCAGTTTCTATGAAAGAAACATCTCATGGTGGTTCTAACTTCTATAGCCCATCGGAGATTTCAGATGTTTAAGTTTACAGATTTTTTAACAGAACAAGCTGAAGCTAAACCGCTAAAACATTTAACACATCTAGAAGATTATGTTCTACATCATGGACATGAAGGTGTTGGTATTGCCGCGCAACATCTAGATGATGTTTCAAAAGCTCTAGAAGGTAAGAAAACAAAAACGCATATTTCTACTAAATTCGATGGAGCTCCATCAGTTGTGTTTGGAACACACCCAACAACTGGTAAGTTTTTTGTAGGAACTAAATCAGTTTTCAATAAAGAACCAAAGATAAATTATACGCCTGAAGATATTGACAGCAATCATGGACATGCCCCTGGATTAGCTGCAAAACTTAAACAAACTCTAGAACATTTACCAAAGATAATGCCAAGAGAAGGCGGAGTTTACCAAGGCGACCTTATGCATACTCCTGAAGACATTGAAACCAAAGGTGGTATGCATCATTTTACACCAAACACTATTACGTATTCTACTCCTGAAGATAGCGCACATGGTAGAGCTGCTAAAAATTCTAAGTTAGGTATAGTTATTCATACAAAATATGGTGGCGCTAAAAATTTAGAAGGTATGAGCGCTGGACCTCTAGATCAAAAAACTAGAGAAAAATTTAATTCTCATCCAGACGTTCACGATATTGATCCAACTATTTCAATAAACCCTGCTAATTTTACACCTGAAGAAAGAGCAGAGTTTGCTAAACATAAAGAAGCTGCTAGACAATCTTATTCGAAAATGAAACCAGAAGCCGAAGATGCTTTAGCTGGTCATGGGGTAAACTTGGAAGCTCATGTTAACAGGATGGTCAGGGAAGGCGGTAAACCAACTGTTGATGGTTTAATTGGAGACTTGACAGCTAAAGCTAAAAAAGCTATAGATTCGGTTAAAACTCAGAAAGCCAAAGACAGAAAAGCGCAAGAACATTCTGAACTTATAAATCATATAGAACAAAATAGAAAACATTTTGATAGGGCTTTAGACGTTCATGGTCATTTACAAAGAGCAAAAGATGTTCTTACTAATGTAATAGCCAAAAATAATCCATTTACACATAGCATTGCTGGAGAACCAACTGGTCCTGAAGGTGCAGTTGCAGTTGATAAAAATGGTAATATGTCTAAGTTTGTTGATAGATCTGAGTTTTCTAGACAAAACTTTTTAAAAAGTAAAATGGGCGGAAGTAGAACTGCTGGACAAGTCAACGAATCTCTAGGCGCTACAACTTCCGACGATTATATGTATGATGGTGTTAATGGTATACATGATGCATTTCGCAAAATGTCAAGAACAATTAAACCACCAGTAAAAGGTCATATACCAATAGGTAAAACAATCACTGGCGCTAGAAAAGCACATCATGCGCATTTAGCCAAAAAAGGAGTTCCTGTTAGAGAAGAAAATGAAGATTCAGTAAATCTTGTTCATCATATGACATGGATGAGAGGGAACCCAATACATGGTGGACATGAAGCTGTTGTTAATCAAGTATTGAATGCAGCAAATGCTGATAAAGCTTCTCACTCAATAGTAATGACAGGTTCACAAGACGCTAAAAAGAATCCATTATCTCCACAACAGAAATTAAAGCATGCACAAAGAGCATTTCCTGGCGTTAATGTAGAAATAGCGGACAAAACATCACCAACCCTATTACATCATGCTTCTAATCTTTATAAGAATGGTGTTAGAGAACTTAACGTTCATCTAGGTTCTGATAGAGTTAAAGAGTTTGATGGTCTATTAAATAGATACAAAGGTGTTGAAGGTAAACACGGTTATTATGGCGATAATATGAAGATTAATGTTATACCTGTTGGTGGTGATAGATCCGCTGCATCTTCAGGTATTGATAGTTATTCAGCAACAAAAATGAGAGAAGCCGCTAGTAATAATGACAGAGAATCATTTCATAAAATGGCTCCAAGTAATATGTCACCAAAACACAAAGATGAAATGATGCAAGACGTTCAAGCTGGCATGAGAGGTTAAAAAATGGCACAGTTTCGTAAAGATACACACCAATATTTAAATGACGGTAAAACTATATTTGAAACCGTCATGCTTGCCGACCAGTATGGTAATCTTGTTGGTGCAGCTAATCCATCTGGTATGGCAGTGGATGCGTTTGGTCGTGCTAGAGTTTCCAATCCAATAACTCTTTTTGATTCATATAATCGTTATGAAGCTTCTGAAAAGTATCATGTAGCAAATACAGCTACTGCGACTTATGCATTTAGTGCAAACGCTTCTACGTTCTCAATGACGGTTGACACTACAGCTGACGCTCAAGTAGCAAGAGAATCTAAAAGAGTGTTTGCTTATCAACCAGGCAAATCGTTACAAATATTAAACACATTTATAATGAATGAACCTAAAACTGGTTTGAGACAAAGAGTTGGATACTTTTCAACACAGAATGGTATATTTCTAGAACAAGATGGAACTACAATTTCATTTGTAAAGAGAAGTTACTCTACTGGATCAGTTGTAGAAACAAAAGTTGCTCAAGCAAGCTGGAACTTAGATACTCTAGATGGTAGTGGCGCTTCTGGTTATACACTTGACTTAACAAAAGCTCAAATTATGTTTGTTGATGTAGAATGGCTTGGTCTTGGTACTGTTCGTTGCGGATTTGTTATTAATGGGCAGCTCATCCATTGTCATTCTTTCCATCATGCGAATATCATCGATGCGCCATATATGACTACTGCTTGTTTACCGATCAGAGCAGAAATTACAAACACAGCAGAAACTGCTGGTGCATCTACGTTTAAGATAGTATGTGCTTCTGTTATTTCAGAGGGTGGTTATGAACTAAGAGGTAAACCAAGATCTGTCGGTAGACCAGCAAACAATGTATTTACTATGGCTACTGCTGGTGTTTGGTATCCTATCGTATCAATCAGGTTGAAAAGCGATCAACTTGACGCGATAGCTCTTCCAAAAAATATATCAGCGCTGGCTGAAGGTAACAATGGTAGAGCAAAGTATGCTCTCATTGCTGGTGGAACATTAGGTGGAAACACACAATTCACATCAGTTTCTTCTGATTCATCTATTGAATATAACTATGTTGCTAATACTATTACTGGTGGTACAGTCTTAAATCAAGGTTTTGTTGGACTAACCAATCAGAGCGCTGCTAGTATTACTTTACAAGGTAACTTATTTACATATCAACTTCAAAGAAACAGCTTTACTTCGACTCCTGAAGTCATGACATTGGCCATGCAGGGTGGAACTAACTCTGATACTGGAACTGGTTCTATTGACTGGGAAGAGGTAACGTAAGAATTAATATAAATACACTTGTTAGTGCGATAAGGCTACGAGCAAACTCGCTAGATGAACAGGATAAGCCCAAGAGGAAACTCCATGGAAAAGAAATATCTTAATTTTAGTAATAAAAAGTCACTTCAGCTAGAGCGTGAAAAGCATCTAGCAGAGTTTGCCGTTTCACTAACAGAAAAACAAAAGCTTTCCCTTTATAAGAAATCCCAAAAATCAGGTATTGATACAGGTATACTTGAAGAAGTATATCGTAGAGGTTATTTAATTTGGAAACCCGATCTATTTGAAGGCACCAGAGAACAGTTTGCATTTGATCGCGTAAATTCATTCATTTCTGGCGGATTTGCAGCTGATATCGATAAAGATTTATTAGAAGCTGAAACATTAGAAGAATCTGATTCAGCATTAAGAAAGAAAGCAGCGAAGTCTGGTGTTTCTTTCGGAACTCTCAAGAAAGTTTATAATAGAGGTATGGCTGCTTGGAAAACTGGTCATAGACCTGGAACTACACCACAACAGTGGGGAATGGCTCGAGTTAATTCTTATATAACTAAGGGTAAAACTTATCACACTGCCGATAAAGATTTAAGAGAAGAATACCCAGCTGTCAGAAAAGATAAAGAAACTGGTTTACCAAAAAAATATACAACTGGTAAAACTGGTACAGATAAAGCTAGAGCTGCACATTTTGCTCGTGGTAGAAAAATGGCTGATGACGATCCCAGAGCTTATGAGCCAGCTCCTGGAGATAAAACAGCAAAAACAAAAGAATCCGAATATACAAAAAAAGCTAGAGAAATGTATGGCGAAAATATAAATTATGAATTACCAACAACAAATCCTGATCTTTCTTCTTCAAGATTTGATGGTACAGATGAGTTGGTAAATATCTATAAGTCAATGACTCCAGGACAAGAACCAAAGCCAAAAGCTAAAATTATAATAGTTATTCGTAAAGCTGTAAAAGAAAAAAGAAAAAAGATAGAAGAATCATATATTTCAATTCTTTCCGAAGGTCTTCGTTATATGAAACAAAGACGCATACCTTTAAGCGAAAATGTTTACAGGTATGGTTCTGAGAAGTTTTTCGAAACTATTCAGGAAGCAAGAGAACTTTACAACAATGGATTATTAGAACTTTCAGAATCAGATATTGAATTTATCAATACCGATATTGGCGAGTTTGGTGAGTATGATGGTGAAACTGTGCCATTAGATTTACCCCTATATGAAGAAGAAAAAAATCCACCATTAAATAAACCAAAACGTGGTGGACCAAAGAAGTTTTATGTTTATGTAAAAGACCCTTCTACTGGTAATATTAAAAAGGTTACTTGGGGCGATACAACTGGACTTTCTGTTAAATTAAATGATCCTGCTGCAAGAAAATCGTTTGCTGCTAGACACAAATGCTCTCAACAAAAAGATAGAACAAGTGCTGCATACTGGGCTTGTAACACTCCAAGATATGCGAAAGCTTTGGGTTTATCTGGTGGAGGCAATTTCTATTGGTAACTCCATACAAACAAGTAAAAAATGGTAATGAGATAAAAAGAAGTTTTTCTGAAAATGTTGAAAATGATGATTTAGTTTGGCATAGAGATAAAAGAGATAGATTAGTAACAGTAGTAGAAGGTAAAAACTGGTTTCTTCAAATGGATAATGAGTTACCAATATTACTTGAAACAGGAAAAGAATATTTTATACCCAAAGAAAAGTTTCATAGGGTTATAAAGGGCAACAATAAATTAAAAATAAATATAAAAGAGTTTTAAAA